TACAGCACTTGTATCGTTGCCGTATAGATAACCAGTAAGCCCAAGCGTTTTAAGTGTTGTAATAGCCGCAGAACCACCCGTTATCGCCACAGAATTGGCGTTTTGGGTAGACATTGTGCCAAGACCAGTAATATCCGTGTTCGGTATCGTTGAAACAGTCGTAAAAGCGGTTGTTCCGCTTGCTTTTACATAACCAGCACTAAAAGTCGTTGCGCCAGTACCGCCATAAGCAACACCGATGGTAGATGCGTTCCAAGTGCCTGCGGTTAGGGTTCCAACGCCTGTAATGCCCGTGTATGACCCACTCAAAAGGCTAGAACTGAATGTGCCAGATGTAATCTGAGTAGCACCGATAGCGATGTTTGTGTCTGCCAACGCGGTCAGTTGACCTTGTGCGTTAACAGTTGCGGTCAAAGTCTTAGACGCAGAGCCAACCGATGCGGCAGTTACGCCCGTATTCGTAATCGAGAAGGTGTTAGACGCTAAAGTTAGCCCAGTACCCGCAAAATAGGTTGCAGAGCCTGAGAACTGCACCCAAGGCATAGCAGTAACACCAATAGTTCCGCTTGCCGAAGCGGTACAAACCCACCCAGTATCTGCGTTAGATGTTCCGTTTAACAGAACTGTGTACGCGCCTGGCACTTCTGACCATGTGTCCATGTCCGTTGCGCGTGTCCATGCACTTGCAGACGCTACATAAATGCCGTTTTCTGCTGAAGCAGTTTGGTTTTTAACCAACACCCGTTGACCAGCAGTTACAGAATAACCATCAATGGTTTGTAAGCCAGAAAGTGTGATGTTTGCAGTAGTACCAGCAGAACACGCGGCTTTAGGCCCAAGCCCCTGCGCTACTGTGTCTACATAGAATTTGTTGGCAATGTCTTGATTTGCGCTTGGTGTAGTGCTAATCGTGCCAGTTGTTGTGCTGATATTAGTAAAAACACCCGTAGAAGGCGTAGTCGCACCGATTGTTGTGCTGTCAATCGTGCTACTTGTGATTGTTAAACCCGATTGAACTGGGTTAAAAGTAGCGTAAAAAGGCACACCCTGACCAATAAAGGTCTGAAAAGTTCCGTCTACTGCAAAGTATGCTTGAACGGGAAGTAAGTTTTGCAGAACAGAATTGGCAGGGTTAGCCATAGCCGTTAACTTTGGTCAGCGGCTGGAGTTACATACAACAAGCCAGCAGTTCCAGAATTGGACTTTGCTGTCAAATAGTATGGTGTAGTTGGACTAGCAAGAATAAGTGGGCTTGTCATGCCAGCAGGCAAAACAAAGTCACCATTAGTGCCATCAGTAGGGAAAACAGGCGCTCCAGGGTCACTTTGTCCCATGCGAATCGCAATAGGGCTTGCGCCCGTATTTAGAAACGATGTGTAGTTAATCTGGTCATTAGTAGAGTCGTCAATCAAAACTGCTGAATGTGCAGTAGAAGTGACTGACAACGCTACTGTTGGACCTGCGTTGCGTTGTACTGTTGAGCCAGCCATGGTTTAAGCCGCGTTAGTGGCGATTGGTGCGCCTTCAACACGATGTATTTTGATGTAATACACACCAGAAGCAGGCGTAATTGCAGTAGCAGCGCCAGAAATGTTCTGAAACTGTAACTGCAAAGTGTTGTCAGCAGTCGCGTCAGCATTGGTAATCGCAACATTAGATGTTTGATTGCCATTGAACTGAAGAACTGTGCAGATGTCGCTTGCTTTTAAACCGGGAATTTGGAAAGTTTGCAAAGACTGTACAGAAGCAGTAGTCAAAGCAGAGGGAGTCAAAGTGGGGGCGATGATAAATGCCTCTTGGACATTGCCACGCGCTAGGGTGGTAGATGACATGATTATTCCTTAAAAGAATGAATTGATTGTAGCGTAAAAGCGAAAAAAGCCACCCCTTTTGAGAGTGGCTCTTTCTTTATTTACTCACAGATTAAGGTAAAAATGTGAGGTCGTAGCCGTAGACAAACACATCGCAAGTCGCGGCAATCGTTGTACCCACATTCACATAAATGTTAGTTGGGTTAGAGATTGCTGTGTTGGGGTTTGTCGCAGTTGTGATGGTCACATAAGGACCGCCGGTGTTGCTAGTCAAAGCAGCGGTGGTCAAAATGGTTGAGCCAGTTTGTGCTGGTCCTGTGTACACACCAACAGTAGCAGTAGCAATAGTGGTGGTAGCACCGCTAGAGTTCAAGCCATTAGTGATGATGACGCTTGTAGGCACAAATTTGCTTACATCGACAACGACTGACGCTGTATCACCAGCGACTGCTAAGTTGACGGATTGAGCAGAAGCAATCAAACGCAATGCTTGGTTTGAACCAAGAACTTGTGGGTGATTGCTGACTGTGGTTGCTGGTCCTGGATTTGCCATGATTAGGTTTCCTTAAAAAAGTTGTTAATGATTAAGCAGCGACACGGCAAGCGAGTTCTGGGTACAGAGGCGCCCATCCGTACAACACATCTAAGCGTGTAGGAATACTGTCATTGTTAATTGTGTACTGCCTAACAACACGCATGGAAAGACCAATTTCTTTGTCGCTTGCACGACCAGCGAAGTGGACTCCCTCAGGCAACTCTAAATCCGCTACCGCGACCGTGAAGGCATTGCGGTGCATGATGATGTTCTGTGGAGAAACAACACCAGTAGAGTTGAACTGAGTCACAGCAGCAGAAGCAGAAGTGCTAGGGATAGACACATTCTGGAACTGACCTGAAGTGATAACAGCAGGAGACACAATCACAGAAGCAGAAGAACCAGAAGCGATAGCAACAGATTGCTTAACAACGAAGTTACGCAACTTGTTCGAGCCGTATGCTTGACGATTCTGTGGGTTGACAGCGTACACACCAGCGATAGTGAAAGTGTCACCAGCGTTGAGGTTCAAAGTACCTGTGTTAGCAGCAGTCACAGTAATAGTGCTAGAAGATGCCCAACCAGAGGTCAAGAAGCCAGTAGCAGTAGTAGTAGCGACAGATGCAGTCACAGTAGTGGTGCTGTTGTTACCAAATGTTTGAGCAACAATATTTTGGTCCAACTTCCAATTCATCCCCCCCGAATCCCGCCCCATGAGCCCCTTGCGGTACTGCTCACCGATTGCTTCTTGAGGTACGAACAAACCTTTCAAACTGTCAACGATAGTTGCAGATGTGAATGGCTCAACGATACATGAACGGCGACCATCGCGTGGTGCGCCTTCAGAATCGAGATACGCGCCAGCGGTCAAATAAGTAATCAAGCCTGTGGGTGGTGTGCCTGCAGTACCAACGATGTTGGCAGTTTGCAAAGTAGCCATTGCTAAACCATCACGGTCTATCTTATTTGCTATGGCAGCCACCGCAGGTTTGAGGACCCTATCCGAGAACATGTCCAGGCTCAACGCGAGGTCTTGGGTAGTGAACTGGGTGTCCACATGGAATTGTGTGTTCAAAGTAACGGGGACTGAAGTCTCGTTGAAATCTTCCACATTGAGCGCTGGCCCGGTTGTTCCAATGAAGCGACCTGGCTTCCGTACATTAACCGTGTTACCAATTTTGGCACCGACCACGGCGAACTGGTCATCATAATTTCTATCCACTTCAGAAGTGAATGTCAATTCGTTTTCCAGCACCATTAGGGCTTCATTAGTAATTTTTGAAATCGTCAATAAATTATTTGACATAAAAAAACTCCGTTTAAAAAAAGATTAGGTTTAGCGAATCTTCCCTGCTTTACGAGCCTCTTTCCATGCTTGAAATGTTCCATGCCATTCTCCGTTAGAAGATAGCGGTACATCAGCAGGACTAGAGCCTCTCAGCGGTTGGATTGGCTGTGGCGCTTTACTACGAACAACAGGTTTAGTCTCAGGCGCAGTTGTCTTTGCCTCAAACCTTGCTTCAAGTTTTCCTATCTCTCTCAACGCTTGTTTAGCAGACAAACTAGCAATCTTCTTTGCTACATCGTCATTCTCAGCCAGATGGTAGAGGATTTGCGGTCCTACATCGCTCTCAAGAATCGCGTCACGAATATCGTCATTTACGACTACATCGCTAGACGCAACAATGTCATCAAAGTCTGGCAAGTCGGCTTTGGCTTTCTGAACCTTACTAGCCCATTGGTCGATGACCTTTTGGCGTTCTGTTTCAGCCTTTGCCTTGGCTTCGTCTTGCTTCATTTCAGCGATTCGCTTGTCTGCTGTGTACTCTGCTAGAGCCTTCGCATATTCAAACGCATCGTTAAACTGGCTAGGTTGTGGTTCTTCATCGACTTTAGGCGCTTGAGGCGCTGGCTGTCTCTCAAGAGCCGCTAAACGGGCTTCTAAGGCTTCCCTTGCTTGGCGTTCTTGTTGCGCTTCTTGTCGCGCTTGCTCGCGTTGCTTGGTTATCTCAGAAAATCGTCTTTCGAGTTTCGGATTCGCTTTAGGCTTTTCCTCTTGCTCTTTTTCTATCTCAGGTTCACTCCGTTCCTCCACCACTTCGGTTGGCTCTGCTTGCACAGCCTCAACTTCGGGTTGGTCGGCTAAACCTAATCTATTTGCATAAAACTCTGCCGAGTTGTCGCTAGTAATAACATTACTGGCTTCTTTGTCAGACATTTCGTTGTCCCTACGGATTTACCCAGTTAACCTAACTGGTAAGGTTTAATGGCAAATTTACCACTTTATTCTTGTTCGGTCAAATATCCATGCTTTTTGGCGTGTTTGATTGATTCTTTATCCATTGACATAGGAATCTTCTCAACGCCTTCATCTCGCAAATATGCATATCTATGTCTGCCATCACCAAAAGTAACGCCACCTTCTTTGTTGACTGCTACATCACTAGCGTGCATAGAATCCGCATCTTTGACCCAATTAGCAAACTTTTCGTATCTACCCTCAATACCGCCTTCGCCTTTTTTGCCAACATATTGCCATTTGGTTTTAGCAAATGCTTTGTCAAAGGTTTCTGGATTTACATGAGCAATTTCGTTGCCATTTTTGGCTTCAATAGGGTGCATTGTTACTGGCAATTCCCTATCTTTTAATTTAATTTTGGCTCTAACAGGGTGCAATGCGCCTTTTCTTCTTAACTCTTTTTCGTCATGCTCTTTTTTGTTTTGACTGGTTACTGTTGCCATTTATTGCCCCTGAGTTAAAGGGTTAGCGCCTTGTGATATGTCCTGTTCGGCAAACCGCATGGCTTGGTTCTGTTCTGCATTTCGCTTGTCAATTTCAGCGTTGAGTCTTGCTGTGTCCATGTGATGCAACAGCAACTCAGTAATCGCTTCAATCTCAATCTTGTTCTGCGATGTGACAGCGCGAGTGTTTTGGTCATTGACCTTAACTTCTGCCATCGTTTCGGTGTTGTGTGCTTTTGCGGTTTGGCGTAGCAGTTCGCGCTTAGTCTCGCTATCTTGCTTGACTTGCTCGATATCTTGGCGTTGTTTCATCATCATTTGCATAGACTGCATCTGCTGTTGCATATCTTGCACTTGCTTCTTAGCCGCCATGATTTGCATCTGCACTTGAGGCGGAATGTCCGACTTCTCATCAATCTGCGACATCGGGTTCATAGCCGCCAAGCGGTCAGCAATGATGTCTGCACCTGGGAAATCCATATTTCTAAACACTAAATCGCCCGCTACATTGAACAATTCTGGCTTTGCAAGCAATGGCATCATCGCATCGACTGCTTCTTGACGCTTCGAGTTGTAGCCCGGTCCAGTTTCCATTACGACATCGTATTGACCGACAGATGTATCGTTCATGATGCGCCCGATAGCGTCACGCTGATTCAGATTCAGCATGTCAGGCTTACCGTCTTCACCAATAATGCGTAAAACACGCTCTGTGTCGTAAATCTTTGGTATTAGGTCTAGACATATTTTGCCGATATGAGCGATTGAACGGGTCAGATTGTCGTAATAGTCGTAGTTTGTCAGGTCAACTTGTTGCTGTTGACCGTTGAGCGCTTTGCCTGATATGTTGCCTTGACCGAGTTGAGCAGGGTCAAAGATGCCCATAATCGCTTTGATGTCGTCATTGACACCAGCGGCAGCAGCCATAGTGCCAGCAGGTGGTGGCTCTGGCTGTAAACGCTGTGGGGGTGGCGCTTGTCTGCCTTCAATATCAGTCTGCTTATAGCGTAGCAACGGGAATGACTTGATGTTGGCTTGCGCCCAGTCCATCTCATGACCCTCGTCTTGCCCTTCTGCCATGACCCACTTCGCTTTGGGTGCGAGAGCAATAGATTCGGTGATAGATGTCTGCCAGAAGTTATACATTCTCTGGCTGTCTTTAGCGTAGCGCACCATGCCAAACTTCTTACGCTTGTCACCGATAACCACATGACGGCCATAAACAGGCACGATAGGGATGTAACGACTAGGCCAGTCGCGTTCTTCAATGACTTCGATAGCAGTCAGTTTCTTATATTTAATGCTTTTTTTGACTGATTCGCGCTCGTCAATAACTGTGATGCCAGCACCCGCTAAACGATTAAAGAAGTCTTTGTCGTCAGCAAAAGTGCTAGTTCCATCGCTCAATAAGTACAGTTTCGCTTTCTCGCGTACTGTGTAGTAATACTCGGCTAGACGAATATCCTCTTTTGTTATCCATTCTGACTGACTGTCGCCAGTTCCGCGCTGAGTGAATGAAGTGCCATCATCGTTGTTTGGGTAGAGTGACCGAAACACATCTTTCGGCATCATTGTCGTGACTAAGCACTTCTCAGCGTCAGAGCCATCAGGCAATATCGAGTTAGGGTCGTAATAGACTGTGAACGGGTTATCCACAGGGTCAATGAAGATTTCTTGGTCAAACGAATCTTCGCTTATGTAGTCAGTTCTGATGCGAATAAAGCCCCAACCCATGCGAACAGCGTAGTCAAAGGCGTTGTCATAAGCATGGTCTGCGTTGCTGTTGACCTCAATGTGTCGAATGATGCCCTGTATATCTTGCGCTTCTACCATCTGTTCGTGCGTGTTTGTCGCATGAACTTTGATTCGTGGGCGTTGCTGGCGCTGTTGGTTGGCAACCTGGCGGCAATATCCATCTAGTTTATTGATGGTCAGAACTGGGCGTGATTCGAGATTTCTTGAGTTCTGCAACTCTACCGGCCATTGGTCGCCTGATACGAACTTCAAGTCTTCGAGTGCTTCTTGGCGATTCATCGTGTCAGCATCGTTGCTGAACTTCAAAAAGTCGATTGCTTCTTGAATAATTGGGTCGTAATCATCTGCCATATTTATCCCATCCAACCTAAAGGTTGCCCATAGTGTTGATTCTGAACCTTACGCCTTGGCTTCGGCTCGTTAATCATCAATCCGATGTAACGGAAAGCATCCGCGCCATGACTGTACTGGTCATGTAGCGGTTGACGGCTAAATTGACCAGTTTCGGCATCTACATCGTAACGATAATGTCTAAGGCATTGTAGACCATCATAAGTATTTTCTCTATCAAACCAACAATTTCTGAATATAGTTCGTGCTGCATTTATCGAATCCGCTATCGGTGTTCTCTCAATAATTCTCGTTTTATAACCTGCGCTTCTGACGATTTCTTCGATAGATTTGCCATTACTAGCAAGTGTCTTGTTCTGTGCGTCATGCGGTAGCCACAGCGTGTCGTACATGTAGCCGTATGTCTGCAAGAGCGACAAATAGTGACTAATCGTCTTCTGACTGTCTTCGTGATAGCGGATAAGTCGTGTTTCCATGCCCACAAACTGAAGCACCCAAAACGCTGTGCTATCTGCCCATCCCAAGTCAAATATCACATGACATGGCTTAGTCGGGTCATAGTTAACCTTAGTTATGCGCCCATCTAACTCTGCGACTTGCATCTCATGGGCGAAGATAGCGCCATCGACTGTCAGTCTGCACAACCCTTCCCAAACTGTTTGATACGCTGACGGGTCACGACTCTTGAGAGCGTCTTTCTCAAGCGCAAGCGTCTCTGGAAACCATGGGTTATCAGACCAGTTAATCTTTTGAACTATGGCGTTGTCAGGTGGTTTGACTACAAAGCGCTGATATGTCTCGTCTGTTTCTAGTTCTGGGTTAAATGTCACCCAAATCTCGCTACCCTCTTTGCGGATAGTAGGTATAAGCACATTCCATGAGTTTCTCGAAACCGTAGATGCTTCTTCAACCCACGCAACATCGACACCCTCAAATGACTTTACATTAGCCACATTATTTTTTAGACCGATAAAAGCGAACTCAGAGCCGTTTTTGCATCTGATGCTAGTTTGTGTGATTTCGTAGATGCTGTGCATGTTCATCAGTTCTATTTGGTCACACAGCAACTTATGTACTGAGTCACGAATAGAAGTCTGATACTCACGAGCGCACAAGACGCGAATCGGGCTTTTTGCTGCCAATATAAGCAGAGCCTTTGCTACGCTGTGCGACTTGCCAGCGCCCCTACCGCCATAATAAATTTTGTAACGCGCTTTATCAAACAGCCCCGCCATCTTGACAGGGAACTGTGCGTTTGCTTCACTCATTCGGCTTATGGAAAGTTACGCTGATGCCAGTCAACGGCTCTCCGTCTGCGCCCGTGACTTCTTGCTTCACAGTCTCAGACCATCGCATTTGACTCTTTGTCCACCAAATCAGACTAGTCGTGTCGCCCGCTACTGCTTTCGAGAACAGCGTCTTTGCTATCTGTCCATTCGCTTTCGCTTTGCCGATGTCAAGTTCTGCTCGATAGTATTTGCGTAGCGTCTTGTCGTCTATCCCTACAAGAATCGCTATCTGTTCGTGAGGCAAGCCTAATCCGCTAGTGCTTTCCACCATCTTGCGTGATTCATCGGTGACGATATGTTCTCTATTCATTTTATGTAGGGGAATTTAAACACTTTCGGTTACTTTTGTCAAAATGGAGCGTATGGGTAGGTGTTGCACCTCCGCTGTATCGAGGGAATCGACCATCGCCTGCTTCACACGCTTAGGATAAGGTTTTGCTAACTTTTGCACTTGTGTTCTCATTGCTTCATCAAGTGGCATTAAGTATCTGTGCTTTCCGACTGTCTTTACTATTTTACATTCACTTGGCTTAACTGTCTTGCGTTGTTCGCCTTGTTGTATGTTCCACCCTTTTTCGCTGACTTGACGAGAATGCAAGCGTTTACCCTTATGCCAGTATTCAACGCCTGGAACTGTGTCTCCGCAATAAATCCAGTTACCCGCTTGATACACGCCCCCATGATGTCCGTATTGTGGGTCTGCAAACGATACGACTAATCTTAGATTCGGGCTGTTCTTCTTCAGAAACATTAAAGCGAACTTAACTATTCTGCTTACTGTGCTTTTGTGGCTTGTCAGAGCGATACGAGTCAACTCGCATCCTTCGTCTTGCTTTAGCCCGTATGGAGTCATCAGATTAGACGATGCACCCCTACTGAAGATGACTACACCGATGAACTTTCCGTCTTCCCATGCGCCTATCTTGACTAGTGGCGGTACGGGGATTGATTTGCTGTAATGCCATGTCGTGCAAGCGTACTTAGCAGCGTCATGACTAGCCCAATCAATTTTTAGACTAGGCTTGTCGGGCATCGAATTCTTTTCCGCAATGAGGGCAAGCAATCCACTTTGGGTCAAGTTCGTCTAGTTTGCCCTGTTCGTCTTCTGTCGCAGGCTCAAAGTCTGGCTCATCTAACAACTTTTGCAGTTCTTCAGTATCAAAGCCCAATATGTCGAGCGCAAAGCCATCTGCCAATAAGTCGTTTATCTCTATCGTCAGCATTTGATTGTCCCAACCCGCATTAAGTGCTAGTCGGTTATCAGCGATGATATAAGCCTTCTTCTGCGTCTCTGTCAAGTCTTTCAGTTCTATCGTAGGGACTTCTGTTTGACCTAGTTTTCGAGCGGCTAACAGACGACCATGACCAGCGATGATGCCGTTCTGTCCGTCTATCAGTATTGGGTTAGTCCAGCCAAATTCCTTAATGCTTGCCGCTATCTGCGCTACTTGTTCGTCAGAATGTGTACGGCTGTTGTTTACATAAGGGATTAGTTCTGTGACTTTCTTCGGAGTTATTTTCACTTTTTAGACTTTTTAGACTTTTCAGCCTCGCGTTTTTCTGAGTAAGCAATGGCAACTGCTTGTTTTACGGGCTTGCCTGCCTTAATCTCAGTTTTGATGTTTTCTTTAAACGCTTTCGGGCTTGTCGATTTCTTCAGCATCGTTTTTCTCCAGTTCGGTTAATGTCCATTGGCATTGCTGAATCGCACCATTGATTTGATGTAATTGCATTTCCAATTCTTTACCCTTAGAAATTAAGTCTTGAATTCGTAAATTGATTAGTTCTTTGTTCATTAGCAGTTCCAGTTCTTTAGTGATGCTTTTGCCCGTTCAGCAGGCCCTTTTGCGTTCTTGACAACGCCTTCCATACGCGCACAGAAAGACGCTTTGCGCCCTTCATCCTTTTTTGTTTTGGGATTTGGGGCTGGCGGCTTTAAGTGACTGCCGTTTTTTGCGTTGTACTCTGCACGACCCTTTGCAGTCATGCCAGCACCTTTGTCCGTAGGGTTGTAGGTTTTATCTTTACCCGTGGTTTTATGCGGAATAGGTTTGTCGTGTTTTTTCATTTTTTAGCCGTTTTTGCTGAATTAACAAAATCTTGCTTTGTCGGTGCGCCTTTGCTACCAACTTTACGCATCTTTTCTACGGGTTTACCCTCGGCTTTTTCACGCTTAATGCGTTCTTGTTTGGCATGAATGTTTGCATAAAGTCCAGGTTTCATGATTCCTCCAAAACTGCACAAATGTCTTGCCAACTCATTTTAAGGTGGCGCTCACCATCTAAGTTTAGTTCCTCAAACTTCAAGTATTCAGCGCTGTAATCCTTGGCTAATGTGCCAAAAACCACTTTATCGCCAACATTTACGCCCTGCAATAGCGCATCGTCACCAGCCGCCACCACAATACCGATTGAATCGGCTTCTGCGATTGTGCTTGTGTCTAGGATAAGGGATTTAACGCGAGGTTCGGGCTTGACAATGATTTTGTCTTTCAACGGCTTGACATTCATTCTGTCACCTCCGCTTTGACTTTCGGTGGTCTGCCCATGCGCTTGGGCTTTAAAAAGTCCCCCGTGTTTTCGGGGGGAAGTTCGGCAACTGCTTTGCTCGAAAACTCTCCGCACCACTCTTGTGGACTGCGGTTTTGATAAGTCGGGAATCTACGACACAAACCCAATATCGAGTTGTTGTCGAAGTAGTTTTTGCAATCCCTACAATACTCAGCAACCATTTCAACTCCTTTCAGTTGTTTTGGCTAGAAGCCCCACAGTCACGCCCGATTGTGGGGTTTCGTTTATTACATTCCGTCTTGGTCGTGGTCGTAACGCTTGTGTTCGTACACAGTCTTTTCGCCCATGTGACCTTTCATTTCGCCACAGCGTCCGTCATGCATACCAGCATGGCTTGCTTGACGCATACCGATACCGTCTGCTTTGCCCATGCCAACGCCACCCTTTAAGGGCATTTTGCGTTCGCCAGAAGTATCAGAACTCAAAGCACCAGAAGGCACTTTCTCGCCAGACACGCCTGACTTAAATTTCTCAGCATCCATTTTTCCCATGATTTTTTCCTTGCAAGGTGATGGTTATGACATTGTGCCACAATCAGCCCATGTCTATTGCATTATAGGAGTTTTTTCGATGGCTACAAATTTTAAAATCACTCAAGCGAAATCTAAGCCCACTTCTGGCGGTCACTATGTTCTAGAGCGCGAATATAAGAAAGAAGCCCGTAAAGTTGCTGAGTTAGAAAAAGAACTCAAAGAACACGAAAAAACTGACATGGCACATGCTCACCCAATGCATCGTTCACATGAAGCGCAAGGTCAACCAGAGGCTGGCATACCCGCACTTCGCAAATAAGTTGATAGCCGTCTCATAAAGCAGAGTTCACTTGGTATTTGCACAGTTCAAGTTAAGGCACTAACCCTTATTCGGCTACCAACACGGCTGGAGACTACTGACTTTCTGTGCTATGTGCATAGCGTCAAACATAATCCCCATGCGTGTTAGAACATAATTAGTTTACCAAAGCCCGAATAGTCTCGTTGAGTACGGACATTTCGTCTTTCTTGTATACCTTCCATATCCGTTGCTGTCCATGTATGCCGTTAAAAGCACCTTGATGGCAATCTTTGCAGAGCGGAATACATAAATACTGCTGATGCTGAACAATGTGATGCGCGTCACTCGGACCACTCGCATCGCATACGCCACAGTTCATTTCTTTTATCTGCGCTAAATGCTTTCGCTCTTTTATTGAAAGTTTATTATTCATATTGTTATTCATCCGCCCAGTCATACCATTGATTCATAAAGTCTTTTAGGTCTTGTGCTGATTCGCCTTGTAATGTACATGTGTCGTTCTTAACGCGCCAAAACTTGTTGACAACCATTTCGCCATCTGTATCGCCTTGCACTATCAAAACCACAAAGTTCTCTTGCTTTGCTAGGCTTTTCAGCAAGATTTCTTGCCCTTTGCTTATTTTCTCGTTTGGGCGTTTCCACTCTCCAACTAAGAATTTACCCTTACGCTCAAAAATCATGTCTAAGTTTGATGGCGTAGCGTTCGTGTTCTTTTTGAAAAAGCCTTTAAATCTAAAAAAGTCGATGTGCGTAGCGTATGGGTTATTCATGAGTTTCATAAACCACCCCGTTTTCTGCGCCCCAAGCGTATAGCCATTCGACAAACTCTGAGGCTTGTTCCTTAGTAAATTTACGAGTTTGAAAGCCTAATTGGATTATTCCCTCACCATCAAGACTTGGAATGATTTTGCTTGCGCCTAGCCCGTTCATGTCTTTTATGAATTGGTCTACCAATAATCGCTTCCAATCCTCGGCATCCCACTTTGCGCCTAAGTGCTGTGCTTGTTTTGCTACTTCGCCAATCATTGCGTGATACTTTTCTTCTTGCTCACGACTTTTGCTTGCGTTTTTGATTTCTAGCGTCAGTTGCTTTCCCGATGCAAGCGCACTTATAACTTTAGGCCATAAATTGCTCATCAGCGCTTTTGCCTGACTTTCGTTTATAAGATTTATTCGCACTCTTGCACCATGATGTTTGCGCCTGAGTCTTCGGCATACACTTTTTTAATGTGCGCTTCGACAATCTGCGAGTCGTCAAGATATACGATGCCGTTCATAGCATCTGTAATACTTTTATACACATTATCAATGTCAATGCGTTTTGGGTATTCAACGCCTCGTAAACACGCTTCTTTGCGCTTTTTTGAGTATGACGCAGGTACTGTATATCTGAGGTATAAAAACACGCTTAAAGCGCCTTCTAAGGGCTTTGTAGCGCCTATTGCATGTCTGGCTCTCATCGATACATGCGTTTCGTAGTCGATTGTCTTAGCATCGGTATAAGTTTGAACAAATTGACCTCTGCGCGCAAAGCGTGGTCTGCCCTTTGGAACTGGGTCACCGTCAACTGTGAATGTCACTACTAGAGTCATGTAATTCCTTAATTCGTTGTGCAATCAAGATACCGAGAGTAGGAAAATCCGACTTCAGTAGTTTGCTCATGTGTCGAGCGTGGTCTATCGTTGCTTTGTTCATCGCTAACAAAGCGTAGTGGTTCGCCAAATAGTCCAGAAATGTCTCCTGTTGCGTATAAGGCTTGATTTGTGACAAGTAAGGACATGGGTTGTCCGTCACGGCATCTATTGAGGATTTCACGCGCTTGCTGTTTTGTCATACGAATAAAAGTTCTTGTTTGTTAACAACGCCACCCGAATCGTATTTCTGCGAATCGCCCTTTGGGTATGGCATGACTGGGTATTTAAGTTTTAGGTTAAATTCTTTTTTGCACTTTTTTGAACCCAAAAAGTAAATGTATCTATGCTTTCTTGAGCGTTCGACATAGTAAAAATCATCGCCATGCTCTGCCTTGATTTCTTCTAGCGTCATGCCATCGCTGATAGTTTTAGAGTGCTTATGTTCTTGACCTTTGATAGTCCAATCGACTCGATTTGCTGACAAACCCGTGTACAAGAAGTTAGTTGATTGATAGACATAGCCGACATGCCCTTGAGCAGTATCAGCGTAAGAAACCACGATAGAAGGCTTGGGTAAGAGTTTCATCGAGTTAGCAACTAAAAACGATGCCCAGTTTTTTTCGTTTGTTTCCAAGCAGATTCGGTTCAATTCAAGCACTTTGTCTGAAAACTCTTTACCGCAAATGCCCATGCACAAAGATGGCGAAGCAGGTATTCCATAAGTAATAACCCCTACAAGGCTTGATTCTTTGTATAGCCCAAATGCAAACATGATTTGAGGCATACGCCTTGCATAGTGCTTTTGAAGCAACCAAGGTTCTGTTTCTTCGTTTTTGATAGGTAGCACTTGCATCAGAAATCCTCGCGTTCGTACCATTGCTGAACAGTCTGAGAGACAGGCTTTGCAACGATAGGCTTTTTGTAATCGCTAGGATTCTTGTCCCATTGATGGAAAGAACACTTCGGCCTGTCTCCGCTTATGTGTACAGACCAACGCTTTGAGCAACCTGGCACAGAACACATAAGTCTCTGTACTTCGTCAAATTCTGACTCTTGCTTTTGATTATTCTTGAAATTAGTTAGTGCCATGATATTTCCCTTCTACGATTTTTGCGAAGTTGCTCGGTTTAAGAATCCACTCTAAGTCAGCATAGAAAGCGCGACCGTCTTTGCTGTTCACTCTGCCCGTCAAGAAGCGTGATGTGCTTATATGCTGAAAGAACTCAGCAAACCAGTTCAAGATGTCAGAAGCGTCAATCTGCTTAGTCTTCGAAAGTTCGTCAGCGACTTCGCGCCATCTTTGTCGTAAGTAGCCTTTTCTCGTTTCGTTCCAAACTTCTATTTTTCTAAGCGTAGGCAAGTGCTTGTGATAAAGATTTATAACTTCTTGATGATTGCAACTAGGAAGTTCAGCGTTAGATGAACTAATAAACTCTAACTCTGTCTCTGTCTCTGTCTCTGTCTCTGTCTCTGGTGCATCATGTTGATATTGACTTGATATCACGCTGATATCGTCATGTTCCAACCAATGAGACAACTTGGAAATGCAAACTTCCGTTTCTTTTTCTGCCATTCTTAGACGAAATGCAAGTTGTTTGATTGGCGGTATGTTGCCTTCGTCTTCACTTGCTATTAACCACAGCATAACTAAGACTTTAGCGGCTTTTGAATCAAGTTCGTGCCACTCAATATCGTCTAACAAGTTACGATATAACTTCACCCAAGGCGGTTTTCTATCCTTGAAATGCTGAAACTTTTTCCAGTTTTTTATTCTCATTTTTTGCCCAAAAAAAAGGGCTACACCTGCTGTCTCACCCTTGCGGATGTTGGCGGACTGGCGTAGTACCAGCAGACAGCATGTGTAACCCTACTACGAGTAACGCCGCCAAGCGTTTCAACATATCTTACATCAACTAAACCAACTTGGCTTTAGAACTTGCAACTGCCAAATTCTTTGTTGAGGCACTTTCTTCCATTGAGACACAGCCGCTTGGCTAATTCCCAACAGTTTGGCAAGTTCAACTTGTGAGCCTGCGAGCGCAATTAACTTTTGTTTGTCCATATTTGTATTATACATAAGTGTGCTTATGTTGTATATATGCAACAAATGTATCTTTTTTGCATTTTTTTTAATTTATTTTGCTTTTGTATGGATTTTGTGCTTAATCTCGCTTATAGTTGAGTCATTCCCAAAGCACTAACGCACAGGGTCTTTTGAAAGTAACTATGAAAAGCAATTCATGGAAAAAAGAATGGGTAGTAATCTCCTTCAGCGATTACGACAACAAATGGTCTGAACTGACTATTCCTCTCACATTCAAACAAGCATCTGACTTTATTCATCACGGTCGCTATACAACCCGTATGAACAAAGGTTTAGTAGCGATGGTTACTGTTTCTGAGTTTGCTCGTATGCAAGATACGACTACATGGAAACATGACGCGCCATTCAATTCACAGTTTTTAGGCGCACAACGCCCACAGGCTTGTCAAGATTATTAAGGAAACATGATGAACTACGCAGACGAACACGCAGAATTTGAGCGCATGACTTGTACATGCGACTTTACAGAAGTTGACTGTTTCTTTTGCCCATATACGCTCAGTCTTCACTTTGCTTATATCGGTGGTCAACTCGTAACAGAAATGCTACGCGACACAGTTATTCAAGACTTTGAGCGTCAGTTTGAAAAGGCTTGTAAAGAAGAAGCCTACAACAGCAAACTTGACGCAATGATTGACGCTTACGAACTTAAACAGGAACTCTCATGAAACATAGGAAATACACACAACACACCATAGAAGGTCCGTATCAGACTTCTGTACCCACACTTGCAGACAAAGTGCTTTTTTGGCTCTCTGGCTTTGTTGCAGGCTTTCTTTTAGCACTTTTAACGATTGGAAATTAAATGAGACTCGAACTCGACATTAGCGACTTAAAGCATTTCATTGCTGAATACATCAAAGATGCGTACAACATGGAAACGCTCGAAAGTAACTTCACTTATGACTTAGTTGACTTTGATGAGCATCTGTTTGGGCTTAACTGCGAAGTAATGGACAAAGACGAATACGCTCGTATCAAAGCAGAAATTGACGAAGAAAAAAGACTTGAACAACTCAATAAGGAACTTGTATGAAGAACATTGCAACAGCATTAGTCAAGGCACAACGCCAGTTCTCACCCGCTCTAAAGAACGCTACAAACCCACATTTTCGTAGCAAGTATGTTGACCTAGCATCGTGTGTAGAGTCTGTAATAGACGCTTTAAACGATAACGGCATATTTCTATTCCAGACAACATCAGAACACCCAGATGGCGTTGTCTGTGAAACAAGTTTCTTGCATGAATCAGGCGAACGCTTAGATTGCGGAAAACTGTTCTTCCCTTCTCCCAAACATGACCCACAAGGGTTCATGTCGTGTTTGACTTATATCCGTCGAGCGTCTTTGATGGCAGCGACTGGTCAAGCACCCGAAGACGATGATGGCAACGCGGCATCTAAAAAGCAACCAGAAGTTAAAGCAAATCACAACGCTATGCAAGACCATCTGACAGCGATTAGCGATGCAAAGACAGTAGAAGAATTGCAAACAGCGTTCAAAGATGCTTATAAGTCAGCAGGCACAGACAAAGAATGGCTTGAAGCAGTTACAGCCGCTAAAGATATGATGAAAAGGAAACTTAAATGAACGAGCAGAAAAATATAGATTTTCAAGATTTACCAGTCATAAAGGCAATACAAATCTTAAAAAACATGAAGTGTCAGTATGTAATCATCACATCAGATGGCAGACAGTTCGGTGAAATAAAACCGACTAAGAAAGTTATCAAACGCGCACCATTGTTCCCAAGAGGGACATTTATCAATTACTTCGGCAACATCATGAGTCAATGTCAAGTAGGACAGACTATCGAAGTGCCAGTCGGCAAGTTTGATGCTGAAGTCTTACGCGCACGAGTTTGTGCTTGGGCTACTCAGCGTTGGGGCAAAGACACTTACTCAACAAAAATATCTGACAACAAAATATTAGTATTGAGGTATCTGTAATGGAACAACGCACAGAAGAATGGTTTGCCGCCAGATTAGGCAAAGTCACAGCATCGCGCGTAGCAGATGTAATCGCTAAAACTAAGACGGGTTACTCTGCTAGTCGTGATAACTACATGGCTCAGTTAATTTGTGAGCGTCTTACTGGTCAACAGGGCGAATCATTTACGAACACAGCCATGCAATGGGGTGTAGACAACGAGCCACTAGCAATCAGTTGTTACGAGAACGCCAATAATCTTTTAACTGAAACTGTTGGATTTGTTAATCACCCTAAGATTGAAATGGCTGGCGCATCACCAGACGCACTCATAGGTTTGTTTGGAATCCTAGAAGTCAAATGCCCACAGACAAATACGATGGTTGATACATTGCTATCTGACAGAGTGCCATCTAAATACATTCCGCAAATTCAATGGCAGTTGCGCTGTTGTGAGCGTCAATGGTGCGACTTTGTGTCATTTGACCCAAGATTGCCACAAGAACTTCAGTTGTTCGTTAAACGGGTTGAGTTCGACTCTGAATATGTAGCAATGCTAGAAGAAGAAGTTATCAAGTTTCTAAAAGAACTAGATGAAAAAGTAAGTAAGTTAAACAATTTGAAAGCAAAACATGTCTAAAACACAATACGAAATCAGCGTCATTACAGGCAAATACACAAACAAAGACGGACAAGAAAAGAATCGCTATCAACGCATCGGTTCTGTCATTGAGACTAAAAACGGTCCGATGATTAAATTCACTTGTATGCCTATCGTTGAGGGTGGTTGGTCAGGTTGGGCTTACATGAATCCACCGAAGCCAAAAGGCGATTTTGACGATATAGACTTCTGATGACATACATCACAGATTTTGCTATTCTGCTGGCGCAAATTGCGCTGGCAGTTTTTATCTACTATTTTTGGAGACACTATGCGTGAACCGATAGGTATTTCTATCCCACACAGAGCAACGCCCGAAGAAGATGAGGCGTTCAACGAAATAGAGCGTAGGTCAAAAGTCAAACAAGAATTGCTTAAATCGCCTTCTAAGGAGGCTAAATTGCAAGCCGAGGTGTTGGCATTAACCATTGCAGTTAAGGCGCTTACAGAGCGCGTAGAAAGGCTAGAAAAGTGAACGCATTTCACCCACAGTTTAT